TTGCTTCGGTAACAGGTAATACTGTAACGCTTCAGTCAAAGTATGTTGGTAATACTGGAACACAGCTCACAACGACTCGTCGTTGGGAATATTTTGATTATGTTCCATCCGCCCCAGGAACTTCTGCAGAAGCTGCAAAATACAGCAGCTCGAACGACGAAATGCATGTTGTTATTGCAGATCAAGATGGTGAAATCACGGGAACGTCCGGCGCGATTTTAGAAATTCATCCTGGATTGTCGAAGGGATCAAACGCCAAATCCGAAAACGGCACGAACATCCATTATAACAAATATATCAATAAAAACTCACGTTGGGTTTGGTGGGCTGCTCATCCAACAGGAATTACAAATTCCACTAAATCTATTACTTCAGGTGCAAACTTTGGTGTAGGAACGCAGTCTCTGCCAGTTAACGCATCTTTCGTTAACGGTCGCGATGGCGCTGCTCCAAGAGCAGCAGATTACATCAACGGATACAACTTGTTTAAGTCCGCTGAGTCTGTTGACGTATCGCTGATTCTTGGATCAGGATCAGATGCAACTCGCGCCATTCATATCATCAATAACATCGTAGAATATCGTAAAGATTGTATTGCGGTGTTTTCACCACGCGAAGCAGACGTTGTAAACAACTCTGGTTATGCTGGCGCAGAAGTAGATGATATCGTCGCGTTCAAAAACTCGATAGGTATTTCAACTTCGTATGCTGTAATGGACTCTGGTTGGAAGTATCAGTATGACAAGTATAACGATACATTCCGTAATGTTCCTTGCAACGGCGATACAGCTGGTACAATGGTTCGTACAGATATCGAGCGCGATCCTTGGTACTCACCAGCTGGATACAATCGCGGACAGATCAAGAACGTAGTAAAGCTCGCGTTCAATCCTAATAAGACAGAACGTGATGTTCTTTACAAGGCTGGCGTAAATCCAATCACGACTTTCCCAGGCGAAGGAACTATCCTGTTTGGTGATAAGACGATGCTTGCAAAGCCATCAGCGTTTGATCGTATCAACGTTCGCCGTCTGTTCATCGTTCTTGAAAAGGCAATCGCTACAGCAGCCAAGTATACTCTGTTCGAGTTCAACGATGCGTTTACTCGTGCTCAGTTCAAGGCTCTTGTAGAACCGTTCCTTCGTGACGTGCAGGGTCGTCGTGGTATCACCGACTTCCGCGTTGTTTGCGACGAAACAAACAATACACCAGAAGTTATCGACCGTAACGAATTCGTTGGTGACATCTACATCAAGCCAGCTCGTTCAATCAACTTCATCCAACTCAACTTCGTAGCAGTTCGCACGGGCGTTGATTTCACTGAAGTTGTAGGAAAGTTCTAATCGGCGAACTAAATACTAGAAAGGATAGGGAGAAAAACTAATGCCCTTTAATGTATCATCATTCGCCGCAAGAGGTTTACCATATGGTGGCGCAAGAGCATCTCTTTTTGAGGTGTTCTTGACGCTTCCAGCGGGTATCGCAGAACCAACTGCCGAACAGCAGTTCACTTTCGTATGTAAGGCTACATCAATCCCTACATCAACAGTAGGAACGATCGAAGTTCCATACTTTGGTCGTAAGGTAAAGATGGCTGGTAACCGCACTTTCGAAAACTGGACAGTTACAGTTCTCAATGACGAAGACTTCCTGGTTCGTAACGCTTTCGAACTGTGGAGCTCATATATCAACTCACACGAAAACAATCTTCGTAATCCATCAGTAATTACTGAACAGGGTCTCGCTTCATATCGCACATCAGCTACAGTTCGTCACTATGCTAAGACGGGCGTGTTTGCTGGCGGAACGACATCAGGTGACGCTGCAATTCCAACTCGTGAATACACTTTCATAAATATCTTCCCAGTAACAGTCAGCAACATTGAACTGAACTGGGAAACAACTGATGCTATCGAAGAGTTCACTGTAGAGTTCGCATACGATTACTGGACTGTTGACGCCGACGTTAACGGTAGGGTGATCAACGAGTAATTTGATCGCCGTTTCGTTATAGATTAAATTGAAGGAAAATTAATGGCGATCGAATTATTTGGCTTCCGCATTGGAAGGGACAACGATTCTGCTGAAAAGCAAGCAGTCCAAGTCCCTTCATTTGCCCCACCTCCTAATCTTGACGGCGCGATGGAAGTCGCGCCTGGTGGCGCATATGGAACGTATGTTGATTTAGAAGGCACAGCTAAGAACGAAGCAGAACTCGTAACTCGATATCGTGAAATGTCGATGTATCCTGAGTGCGAGTCTGCGGTCGATGACGTTGTTAATGAGGCTATCATTTCAAATGAACATGATGATCCAGTTGCGCTTAATCTCGACAAACTAGAACAGCCAGAAAGCATTAAGAAGAAAATCAGAGAAGAGTTTGATGAGATTGTCAGACTTCTCGATTTCAATACCACTGCTTATGAAATTTTCCGTCGCTGGTATATCGACGGACGTTTGTTCTATCACATCATGATCGACACAGCTCAACCTCGCAAGGGCATTCAGGAGCTGCGTTACATCGATCCTCGTCGTATCCGTAAGATCCGTCAGCCAATCAAGAGAACGCCAGTTGTTGGGCAGAACTCTAAACTGATTGCTCCTCCTTACGAAGAATACTATCTCTTCAATCCAGCAGGTCTTTCATCTGGTACGCTCACACAGGGCGTAAAGATTTCGAAGGATGCTATCTGCTACGTTCACAGCGGTTTGCTTGACGCGCGCAATCGCATGGTTCTTTCGCATCTACACAAAGCGATTAAGCCACTCAATCAGTTGCGTATGCTCGAAGACGCGGTAGTTATCTATCGTCTCGCGCGCGCTCCCGAGCGTCGTATCTTCTACATCGACGTTGGTAATCTTCCCAAAGCAAAAGCAGAACAGTATGTTCGCGACATGATGGTTCGTCATAAAAATCGTTTGGTCTACGATGCGAACAACGGCGAAATTAAAGACGCCCGTAAGTTCATGACTATGCTTGAAGATTATTGGCTCCCACGCCGCGAGGGTGGACGTGGTACAGAAATTACCACGCTGCCTGGCGGTGAGAATCTTGGACAGATGGATGACGTAGATTACTTCCGCAAGAAGCTCTACAAGTCTTTGTCTGTTCCTATTTCGCGTCTTGAACCAGACGGACAATTTTCTCTTGGTCGTTCTGGTGAAATCACACGCGACGAAGTGAAATACGCTAAGTTCGTTGAGCGCCTACGCGATCGTTTCACGCATCTGTTTGATAATCTTCTTGAAATCCAACTTCTTCTTAAGGGTGTAATGACCCGCGAAGAGTGGAAGGATATGAAGAATGATATCAAGTATGACTTCCAGCGCGATAACTACTATGCTGAAATCAAAGAACAGGATATGATGAACAATCGTCTTGCTGTTCTTGGCGTAGTTGATGCGTATGTTGGTAAGTATTACTCGATAGAGTGGATTCGCAAAAACGTTCTTCGTCAAACTGAAGACGAAATGAAAGAAATGGATTCACAGATGGCTGCTGAGGGCGAAGTTCAGGCTGCAGCTGATGAAGAGCAAATGCAAGGGCAGATGCAACAGCAGCAAATGCAGCAAGATGCTGAAATGAAAGCTGCTAACAATCAGGCTAAGCAAGCTCAAAAAGAAAAGTCAACACCACAGAAACTTGAAATCAAAGTCAAGCATGAAGTTCCGGGCGCAAAGAAAGTAACAAAGGAAGAAACGGTTCCTTTCGTTCCTAAAGCTCTAACGGAAGAAGATAAGAGACTTATTGAAAGCATGACTCGTGCGATCGAGAAAGTTTCTAAGGAAGATCTTGACGGCGTTGAAGAAGAGATCAAGGATGAAATCTAAAAATGAAGGAGTTAGAAAAGGCGCAGATTCTTTCTATAGCTGCCAAATTTGCTAAGGCAGAAACGGAAGAACTGCGTCAAAAATTACTCGAAAACAATTTTTCAGAGTTAGAAAAAGCTAAACTCCTTTCAGTTGCATCTAAGTTCGCTAAACTAGAAGCGAACGAAATCAAAAGAGAAATCCTAGATGAAATCAAAACTCTCGCAGAGTCTAACGGAACGTTGGAACTGCGAGAAGTTCGCTTGCGTGGACCAGAAGGTAAACGCGGACCAAAAGGTGGTAAGGGTGATATTGGTCCTCGCGGATTTCAAGGAGATCTAGGTGAAACTGGTCCAGCTGGACCTATGGGTGTCGCTGGTCCTAAAGGTGACAAGGGAGACAAAGGCGATAAGGGTGACGTTGGACCAAGAGGTCCTGTTGGTCCTATGGCTGATATTGCTCCACTCAAAAAAGAAGTAGAACAGTTCATCGACAACGCTGAAAAGCGTATCTCTCGCATTGCTTTCTCCGCTGCTATGGGGCTTGGGCGTTCTCCTGGATCAGGTGAAGTCAATCTCCACAAACTCGATGACGTTGACTACGCCAGCTTAAAAGGCGCGAGCAATGGGCAAGCACTTATCTATAATTCATCAACAGGTAAATGGCAAGCTGGAACTGTTTCTGGTGGAGGAAACACAGCTCCAGTTGTAGTTACGAAATCTATTCTAGGTGATTTGAATGAAACCGATCTCGTTGTTGTCAACGTAAGCGGTGCTTCTTCTAACACGATCAGTGTGTTAACCAATGCTCTTAATAATGCTCTAGCGCAGATTTCAGCTCTTGAAGCTCGTATCGCTGCGTTGGAAAACTGATGCCTATAGCAAATACATCTTCCACAACAACTGTAAAGAATGTTAGACTCAAGCTCAATGAAGTCATTGGGGTTGTAAACACGCTTGACGGCGCATCAAACAAATTAATCAACGGCGCATATAATGTTACGTTACAAGCGAACAGCGCATTAAGACTACC